TACATCATCAAAAAAAGATATTGAATTCGTTGTAGTTGTAGATTCAACAAGATTAGTTAATTCATCTAATTTTGAATATATGTCAATATTTTGTAAAATATCAAGAGATCCGCTTTGAAATTCTAGTCCTTCATAATATTGAGTTAAAAATTCTTCAACTAAAGGAAATTCTTCCTTTACAAATAAAGGAAGTTGATTTTTTACAACTGAACTAATCTTAATTCTTGTATCTACCATATCTTTATGATCTTACTAAAATCCCGTTTGAGTAACTTGATGTAGTTTGATATGTTGAACCAGAAATATCTGATCCAGATGCAATATCATCTGATAACATATTCAAAACACTGTTATTAATATCTAGTTGCAAATAAAGATCCTGTAATCCAATGACATCATTGGACTTTGGAATCGCTGAAATTTGAATAATCGACTCTGATCCAGATTTTTTAGATGTATTTGTGAATATTACTGGATTTAGTAATATTTCTCCCTTTTCATAATCAATAGTTCCAGCAGATTTTACAACAACTTCACCCTGAGTATCTGATATCTTTTTAAAGAAGAAAATAACTCCAGTAGTACCTCCCACATTTGGAGTATCAGACATGTATAACGTATCTGATACTCCAGAAACATTAAATCCTGAAGATTTAATGTTGTATCCATTAGAATCTTTCACATGAAATGGATTTCCATAACAAATTTCATATTCTGCTAAAGTATTTAATCTAGCAGAAAGATCTCTTCGTATAATTACCTTTGTAATATTAGAAGTGACTGATTCGTGACTGTCATCAATTATTTTTTGGAACTTACTATACTTGAATCTAGCACCATATTTGTTTAACTCTGACGAATTTGCATATTTTGTAATATTATCCGAAATTATTGATTTTACAAAATCTGGACCAGTAGCAAGATTTTGATTATAATATGCAGTTGTGTTTACTTCTACAAATAAGTACTTTAAATCTATAATTTCTGGTACAATTCCAGCAACACTATACTTTCTTAGAATTCTTTTTAAGTTATCTTTAATGGAGTTTGGAATGAATTGTCCATAAAATGGTTTTATGGAAATAAAGACTTTTCCATACTGTGGTGGATTTAAATCTTCTCCGCCATATACGGATATTGATTGAGTTTCTGGATAAATCTTTGGAATCAATGTTTCATAGTCAGTTGAAGTTACTGCTCTGTTTTGAGAAGCATAAATTCTTGGAGCATAATTTTTGACTGATTGAACAGATTCAATTTCCTTTCCTCCTTGGGAAGGTGACGTTGTAGTAATAAGAGAAATTCCGTTACTTACCAAATTTCCGTTATTATCTAATATTCTTCCATTAAATGTAAAGGAGGAAACACCATTACCAGATTCACCATTAGTTGTAATATATGAAACTTCAATGAAATTTAAACTTTGAAGTTTTTCTCCAAATATTCCATCACCAAATATCAATTCATATCTTTGATCTTCAATTTCTTGTAAAAAGAAAACTCTAGATGTTGAAGTTACCTCAAATAAATTATCAGATAAAATAAATTTCTTTAATATACTACTTGATTGAGTATTTCTAACCGATACTGAAATTGTTGAAGTATCAATATTTGCGTTATCTAGAATATATCTTTGTGGTGGAGCAGGATTTTCTGACTCTACAGTAAAATTAGAAGTTAAAAACGTTCCTTCATAAACCTGAATATCATTAAAAAATGCGATTCCATTTACAACAGGTACAGTTGTATCTTCAGGAATCGCAAAGGTATAACTTTCTCCACCAAAAGCTGCAGATGAAGTACAAACAATACCTTTTTTGAGTGTTAGTGTTAGTGGTTTAGTGGAAAGAGTTGAAGTATCAACAAAGAATGAAATTAGTGCTTTTGCAGAAGTTCTTGATCTTGGAACGTAACCAATACTTCTTGCTAAAGAAACAACGTTTTCCCTTAAAGTAGCACTATCAATAAAAACCTCATTGCTAATCATATTAGCATTATATGAGGAAATATATGTATTATAAGCTAAAACGTCTATTAAAGTTGAAAGATTAGATCCTTCGAAGTCATAGTCACTAAAATTCGAATTCGATCTTAGATAATCTCTGATCGAAGTCTTAATTTGATCAAAATCTAGATTTGTGAAATTTACTAATGCCATTATCGTGTTGGCTGTAGTGCAAATGATAACTGTTGAGGAAGAACATCAATTCCAACAATATTATAATTAACGGTAACATTAAAATTATTGTTATCATAATCTGGGTCAACGATTACCTCGATTAAATTGACCCTAGGTTCATAGTTATTGATAGTGTTTTCTATTTCATCCTTAATGATCGATGCGGAAATATCATCAATGTTTTCAAAAAGAGAACGACTTACTTTTGAACCCAAGTTTTGATTAAAAAATCTCTCTCCTGGGTAAGTAAGTACCAAATTTCGAATAGAACGGGCAATTGCAGTCTCATTCTTAATGGCAATCAAATCATAATTGATCGGATTGATCTGAAATGACATGCTGAGGTCTTTAAACCCCTTACTTACCCGTTCTACAGGCATAAAAAATACAAAATCTGTATTATTTATTAGGGATTTTTCGATTCGTAAAGAGGTTCAGTGCCATATTCCCAATCATCATAGTCTTCATCATTCCTAATTTTTTGATGAATTTCATTTTGATGATAAAAATCATGTTTTTTGGGAGTCAATTCGTCGTTTGCGATCTCACGAAGCATCTTTTGCTTCTGAATTTGTGTTTCCCAGCCATATTCACTTGACAAATACTGAGTTCCCCACTCATTTTTCATAAAATTTTGGTCTTTATCGACTTTTTTGGTCATTGTTTGCTCCTGATTCGTTAAAATCAGAACTTTTTACGGGGTTGCTATCCCGAATTTTTGTAATTTCGTACATAAAATCATCCGAGGTCTCAATTTTACGACGATTTTCGACTGAATATTCTGTTAAATCAATTTCATATCCTGGATTTTTGGTAATTCTATTCTTTGTCCACGCATCATCATACCATAATATCTTATTATTAGGATATGCGTAGAAATTTCCATTGTCCATCTTAAAAAAGTGAGCACATTTGTGTTCTGGAGTCTCACTGAAATTGGTGTTCAGGGTAGATTTTGATTCCCATGACCAATCAAGAGTGAACATATAAGTTCCTTCGTTCTTTTCTCCGCGATAATTAATCAATTCAGCACGTAAGTTAGCAAGTCTTGAACGAACTTGAACATCAATATAAGGAGAAAAACAATCCCACCACATACACTCCTCTAACTCAGGAACAGGTGCATCAGGTTTCCAACAAAATGCATGAATAGGTCTTCTTGTCCAATTCACCCCATTCTCAAGAAACGCCTCAAAGAGGGGTACGTGTTTCTCTAAGGACGCTACAGAGTGTACATCGCATAAAGTTACCTCACCATGGCCTTTTTTGTGATTATACAAAAACTCATTGCGAATGTAACAAGTAATAGTTGGAAGATTGTGATTTAAGTATGCCATAAGTAGATAATAAAAAAGCAGGAATTTCTTCCTGCTCTATCTATATTATTTTCCTTGACCTCTATACCTTTTCTTACGTCCATTGCGAGAGGTTGCACTCAGTAATGTACGAGCAGAACGTCCTTGACGAGTTTTCTTAGGCGCCCCTGGTTCAAAAATAGTCTTATTAGATCCACCTTTAGCCATTTAAGATTTCCTCCATTTCAATTAAGTTTGGATCAATGTCTTCTCCCGAGAAATAACGTTCGGAGAAGTCTTCAAGAATCTCACTACAGTCTTCTATAGTGAGATTTGTATAAATTTTACGACCTTTGTATAAAAGATTGTAAGTTTTATTCATCAGATAATACGAGTCTTTTCGTGTCCAACACGGATACGAGGATCGCACCAGATCTCAAATCCTTGTTCTTTTGCATCAAGACAGAACGAGACATCTTCGCCGCACATATCTTGAACTGCTCCGGACTCAAAGACTTGCATCTTAGGAGCAAACCAAGGATATTCGAGATTTTCAAAGACACCTTTCTTGATGAGTACCCAACCAAAACCTGTGTAGTCTACAGTGAAAGGCTTACGACGCTTGCTGATTGATTCCACAGTTTCATGATTCATCACTCCACCATTCTTACGGAAATCATCCTCTTCCAACCAGTGTGCGACAGAAGTTGTGTGACCATCCTCAGTTGCATACCAACCTGCGACAATCTCCTTCTCTTCGCCTTGTTCATTGAGAGCAACATCACAAAGTTGCCAGAATTTGTTAGAATCAAAAACAATATCACTATCAATCCAGAGTTGATAATCATATTGTAGTTTTCCATCCCAAGGTACTTGTTTTGGTCCACGAAGAACATTTGCTCCAAGAACCTTACAACGTGCAAAGTTAACCATGGATGAATAATCTTGAGAGATTTGAATACTCATTCCATTTTGTACAAGATCAAAACAAAGTTGTACAAATGCTTTTAAGAAAATAAAAGAACATCCACGACCAGGAAGACAGAATACAATACTCTTCCCTTTCATTCGTTCTTTAATTGCATCATAATCCCAGTCCTCTGCCGATTTCTGGGGTGCTGCCGCTTTAACAGTAAATCCTTTTGCCATAAGTTAAAATAACCTTCAGATCAATTTTATCCGTCTATTTATGATTTGTCAATATGATGAGTTTTGTGTAACCAGTTTATTTAAAATTACTTCCTCATACTGTAAATCATTACTATCAATATTCAAATCAAGTAAATCAACCATTCTGTGTAACATATCCCATGTCTCAGTGAATTTGCCCTCTGAGAGATTGTGATATATGCACTTGTCCTTTGCGTAGATGTGATATAATTTTTCGTTGGCTTCCATAAAAAATCTTCCGGAATTTTTTTATCTTGTCAATGCATTATATATCACTGCAATTACAAATCCAAGTGGTATAAACACCACCTTCGGATATCGTATTAACCACCCAGCAAATACAACCTTCCAAAAACTCCAATATGGGGTTCTTCTCATCTTTTCTTTCTTTTTGAAGATGCTCTCTTCTGTGCAGGAGTTCTAAAGATCCCCGTCGCGCAACTCTTATTCTTTTTATGTTTTCCTCCGAAGATTCCCCATCCATAACAATTTGCTTTCTTCTTAGGCGCCATTTTTTACCTCCGGAAAATTTTTATGAGATTGATATTTATCGGTCGATTTGTCACCTCTGTAGGTTATGGTAGTGAACGTTTTTTATTTTAGGGGGTTAATACAACGCAACCGCGACGCTATAACAACGCCACGGCCATAACTGCTCAATCACCATCATAACATAAGGGTGCCACAGTGTCAACCACCGAAGCACCCCCAGTATACATCAGAACGCGATTTCCTCAAGAGTAGGAATACCAAGGGCACTCTCAATCTGTTGCCCTTCGATAACATCAAACCCACTCACATTATCAGTGGTGAGTGCATCGAGAATCGAAAGAATCTCGTTGCCAGTGTTACCTTGTGCCAGCATCGAAAGCATCACGGTCTTAGACATAATAAAGAAGAAAAGTGTTGTGAACTGTGTGGTGCCTAGTTTATACTCATGCGACAGGAGTTGGTATAAGACTAACGGACGATTGCTGCTTGAGGAGTAGACTGTCCTTGACGGTTAGTGTTAGTCCTCACGCCTTTCGTACTAGTCAACCACAGATCAGACTTACGTGGTTTCACTGATGGTAACCGTGTGACTGTTACCTTACCTTGTGCTTCAGCGATTGCAAGGTCCAGGTTACTCATCTTGGTAATGTTCATAACAGAGTGTTGGTAACTGTGTGAGACTAAGTGATAACGAACTCAGAGATCTTCAATCAGTTCGTTGAGTTCATTCCAGTTCAACTTGTCACTGGTAAATGATACTCCATCACGGGTCTTGGTGATAAAGTTCTCGGTGGAATCTACGAAGTCCTGATAATCATCACAAAGACGGGCGATGTCATAAAGACCCTCATTATTACCGATCCACAGAGCAACATTCCAGGTCTCATAATTCGTCCAACCGTTATAGGTCTCGTCTTGAATGTTGGTCTGATAAGTGGTGCTCATTGAATCGTGGTTGTCCTTACACTATAGGGACACTCTCAGGGGCCCAATAATACTTACTCAGTCTGTATGAGTTACCACTTATCAGGACGACTGAGATCTTCCACATAAGCCGAAACCTTCTCAGCTGGCTCCAACTTGAATACCTTCTCCCAATCAAGTTGATGTGGGTCGAAGTCCTCAAAAACCTCAAACTCTAGAGTGACCCTATAACGTTGCTTCTGAGCTTGACGATACGCAACTGACATGAGCTTTCTCCGTTGGTGTTCTTGTGTAAGTCTAAGATACCTGGGAATTATTGTCAACGTCCTGGGGAGTATTTATCAGGGGTCGGTGGATTTTTATGCGGGGATTGTGGGGATTTTATGACGGGGGGTTGCCATATTCTGAGTGTTCGTGTAAGCTCATGCACGGTAAGATCACAAGACTCTGAGCACATTAAAAGGGTATAATAAGGTCTTTAATTGATACGAATTCATATCATTATCACCTTTTGATAACAATACTGATCACACAAATAAATCTCCCAGCTATAATTAAAAAAGGCTTTTTTAATCGTTTTAATACATTTTTGACTATAAATTGGTAAAAAAGACATAAAA